GTAGAAAAATTTTGCTGAAAATTTTGCATGAAAAATTGTGTAGAAACTTTGCATGAAAAATTGGAAGAAAAAATAGGTAGAGAATTTCGCATGAAACTTTCAACGCCATGACCCATTATTTCTGAAGTCGCTAGCGCGCCTAAGGCCTCAGGCCGTCATAAAAAAAATAACAATGTTCTGAAATTTATAATAAACGAAATCGCGCGATTTCGTAATCTCTATGATAATATATATGTTTAGAAATACTTTACCATTATATATTGATAAATTACTTATAGAAATAGAAGATAATTTTTTTCAAATACATGACCTATTTATTAAATATTGTCATAATGAAATTAGTAAAGAATATTTATTAGATGAATTCACACAAAGAAATAAATTATTTATTGAATGGTGTGAATTATACAAATATAAAACCGACTCCAAAATGAAGCAGTGTCAACACCTGATTTATTCCAAAATTTAGATTCATTTTTCTCATGGCGTACAATGTATCTATTTTTTCGTACCTCATCCTTATGAAGTGTAAAATCAGACGCATTAGCCTGACCAAAGTAAATCTTTTTATTCTCTTTCGTTATTATATAAAATTTCTTTTCTGGTTTATCTGATTTGTAAGGGTAATAATATTTCATATATTATATTTTAGATTTTATTTTAATCTAACTTATTATATATTAAATGGATTTTTCCTTATCTTCTACTGGTTTAGAAAATGTTGACGCAAATCAAATTACCTCAGACAATGCTTCTATATTTTCATCTTTATATGTATCAGGTGTAAATGTTTTAGCATCAATTAATAATACTAATAGTTATATTGGTCCTTCAAATTCTTCTTTAAATATAACTGGTACAACTAAAATTACTTTTAATGCTGGTGGATTAGCTTCAACTTATGTTGATTCATCAGGTGTAAATATATTTCATACAGGCATGACAGTTTTCCCATTTTCATATGATGGTTATTACAATATAAGAGAACGATTAGATAATTTAAGACACGTATTTTTAGATGCTGCTGACCCTATGATTAAATATGATGCAGATCATAACACAGTAATTAAAATTAATGAAGCAAATATACTTAATCCTGGTGACCCTTCCAAAAATTACCCCAAAAGAATTATATTCAAAGATTTTTTAAATAATGTTCCAGCATATATTAATACATCAGGAGTAAATATATTAGATGCCAATGGTAATTATAATAATATAAATACTTATTTTACAGAAACAGGTGGTTCTAATTTGTTAATATTCAGTAAAAAGAATATGGTTGACGGAAATGGAGATTTAAATGTATTCAATATGACGTCAACTACTATTTTAGGTACAACATATACAGGCGGTACGTGGTTAAAAGTAGGGGATACATTAAATAATAGTATCAGTGGTTTATCGTCATTAACTACTTCAGTATCTTCATTAAATACTTCAGTATCGAATTTATTGGCACAACTTACAACTATTTCAGGTAATGCAGCCAATATTGCAAACATTGCAAATTATTATAGTGGTCTTCAATCATCATTAGCAGTTGTAAATGGTGTACTTTCATCTACTGGATTAATACTTGCATTTGATTTGAAAGAAAATAGATTTGACACAAAATACCCATTAAATAAAATTTCACCTGTAAATGGAACAGCATTTAATACATTAGAATTAAATTATAATAATACATTAACTGTAGATTCATCAAATAAATTATCAATTAATACTGCTGGGTTCTTAACATCACCAGAATCTGATTTAGGTTTAGTTGCAAATGCTTCTGGTCAAACTACTGTAGTTTTAAAAAATATATCACAATCTATTACATGCCAAAGTTCATTAAACGTTAGTGGAAATTTCACATGCAATTTATTCACTGCATTAAATGCAACTATACCATCTATATTATTAACAACATCATCAACAACATTTAATATTCCTAGTTCAACTTTACCATCTATACTATTAACATCATCATCAACAATATTTAATACACCTAGTTCAACCATACCATCTATATTATTAACAACATCATCAACCACATTTAATACTCCTAATTCAACTTTACCATCTATATTATTAACAACATCATCCACAACATTTAATATTCCCAATTCAACAAATCAATCAATATTATTGACAACATCAGGCACTATTTTTAATAGTAATATAACAGTAGGTAATACATTAAATGTAGTAGGTTCAATATTTGGAAATAATATAAATACTCAAAAATCATTTAATATTATTGTTAATACAATATGTCAAATTGGTTCAACTCAATATTATAGATATGATTTAGATCTTAACAAATATACCACTTTTATTACTATAGGAACAACAACAACAACAAGAAAGTTTAAATTTATGTGTTGGGTATCTTCTGGTGCTCATAATTCAGGTTTATACAGTTTAAATTATGATATAGATTATTCATTTTGTCAAAACTTAAGTAATTATAATGGTCTAAATGCATTAGCCTATGGTTTTCCGTATGATAATTATAATTTAAATCAAATAACACCAAATGGTTTATTTATTTGGAAATATACATTTGATTATATGACAATTTTTTCAAAAAATCAAATTAATCTACAATGTATAATAATAGATTATCTTAATTAATATATAAATATATATAATATAAAATGAATTTTAATAATGATAATTCAACTCAATTGAATATAGGTACAGCAACTTATACCCCGTCATACTCAAGTAAAACAGCCCCAAATATAATATTAAATGATGGTACTAGTGGTATTTATAATCCTTCAATTAATAATATTAGATTATTTACAAATAATATTGATGCGTTAACAATCGACTCTAATCAGTGTTTATATGGTAATGCAACTGGTTTAACGAATTTAGGATATGTTAATATAATAAATAAACCTACTAATTTTCAGAGTGATTGGAATTCAACAGTAATTAATAAACCTACTAATTTTCAATCTGATTGGAATTCAACAGTAATTAATAAACCTTCAACATTTGCAGCTGATATGACTAATATTTATACCAAAACCGAAGTAAATAATATAACTACACTTACAAATTATTATAATAAAACATCAACAGATACATTATTAACAGGAAAAGAAGCAGTATTAACATTCTTATTGCCATTAACAAGAACATCAAATACAATAAGTATTGATTTAAGTTTGTATTTAACTTCTGCTACTGCTTCTACAACTTATGCTACTATTACTAATTTAAATGCAAAAGAAAACACTTTAACATTTTCAGCTCCATTAACAAGAACAACAAATACAATTAGTATTGATTTAAGTTCGTATTTAACATCTGCCACTGCTTCAACAACTTATCAACCAATATTAACATTTAGCTCACCAATGACCAAAACGGGGGCTAATGTAACCATTGATTTATCAACTTATGATACAATATCTGCGCGTAATACTGCTTTAAGTTCATATTTAACATCTGCTACAGCTTCAACAACTTATTTGAAACTTGATGGGACTAATTCAATGGTTGGTAGTCTTAATATTACATCAAGTGGAACTAATAGTTTAATATTTGATAATGTTTTTAATAATAATAAAATAAAATTAAACAGCACTAATGGTATAGGTGTTGATTCATCAGGAGTTCTTATATGTTCTTCTGATGCTGTTAGATTTGCTAATTCAACAGGTTCAACTATTAATGCTACAATTACAGCAGCAGGTGATTTTAGTTTCTTAGGAACAGTTTATTCTGGTGCTGTTTCAACTGGTGGAACCGTTTATGCCACAGGAATGATAACAGGAGGCTCTTTTACAGAGGGAGGTCAAGCATTAAGTAGTAAATATTTAACATCTGCTACTGCTTCATCAACCTATTTAACCCAAACAAATGCTACTTCTACTTATCAACCTAAAATAACAACTTACACATTATCACCATCAGGGACAGCAAGTTTTAGTGCTGGTACATTAACATTTGATTTAAGTTTATATGACACAATAACGGCACGTAATACTGCATTAGGTTCATATTTGACAACTGCTACAGCTTCAACAACCTATTTAACTCAAACATCAGCATCATCAACCTATTTAACCCAAACAAATGCTACTTCTACTTATCAACCTAAAATAACAACTTATACATTATCACCATCAGGGACAGCAACTTTTAGTGCTGGAACATTGACATTTGATTTAAGCAGTTATTTGACAACAGCTACTGCTGGCACAACTTATTTAAAATTAGATGGAACTAATACTATGACAGGAACTTTAAATTTAACAACAACTACAACTGATAATCAAATAGTTATAACAAATACTTCTACAAATAGATATGCTTCAATTAAATTTTATAATGGAACACAATCAGGATATATTGGTATTGGATGCACTGCTACTACTGGAACGTATGGAGCTAATTTATTTATTGAAACTACCAATTCAATCATATTCGCAACTGGTGGTTATAATACAACATCAACGCCACCAAGAATGATATTAAATAATTCTGGTAGTTTAGGGATTAATGTAGCAAGTCCAAGTTATAAATTAGATATTAATGGAGAAGCAAGAGTTTATAATGGAACATCAGCAACAAATTTTTATATTGGTAATGGAGCTGGGGCAAGTTTATTAAATTTATGGGATATATCAACTGCTGCTTGGCAAATAGCAACTGGTGGGTATAGTTTATCTTTTAATAATGGAACTATTGGTTCAACATTAACAACAAGAATGATAATTACACAAACTGGTAATGTTGGTATTGGAAAAAATAATCCAAATTGTAAATTATATATTGATAGTGCTAATGGAAATACTACATCAACTACATTTTCATTAAGAATTGCGTCAGGTGGAACGGTAAGTGATAGTGGAGCATATCCAAATTTAATTGGTTTAGGTATGGAGGCTAATGAATGGAGCAAAGGAGCAATTGGATGGGTTAGAACTGGTCCTTATGATGTAGGTGATATTGTATTTATAAATAATAATGATTCATCTGGTTCAAGTGATGCGAGTATGACTTATGAAAGAATGAGAATATCAAGTGGTGGTAATGTTAATATTACAAATTCCTTATCTATTGGTGGTAAGCAAATTTATGAATATTTATTTAACAATTTAGGAGGAGATTATGGAGATGCGAGTAGTTATGATGTTTCTACATTTGGTTGTAAATTTATTCTTGGTTCAACTAATGAGCCATCAGTAGTATATGGAAGTCAGCATTCATCTTATACAATGTATATGGGTTTAGGTGGAAATTATCCAGCCTCTCAATATGGTTGTCAGATAGCTATTCCAAGAAATAAAGCTAATCCAGCATTGAGTGTTAGATTTAAGGAGGCTTCATCTTGGGGTGGATGGTCTCAAATTACGGCAGGAAATTTATATGGAACAGCAAATTTTACTATGGAGGCTTGGCATTATTCAACTGATGGGCAGCAAAGGTTTTATTTTGGAAATGGTAATACAACTTATATTCAGGGACAAGGAACAGCACCAATCATATTTCGTAATAATGCTAATGCTGATATCGCAAAGATTGATAGTAGTGGTAATGTGAAAGCAACAAATGCTCTATTTTGTCTTGGTTCTGCTGGTGTTTATCTTACTATTAATAGCACTAATTATTGGTGTATATATACTGGTAACAGTCCATCAGGTCCAATTAATAGTCTTGTATTTTATCATAATGCAATTGGCACTAACTCTTATTGGTGGTTTAATGGAACGCAAACAGCAACACAATCAGAAGTATCAGATAAAAGAAGTAAATATAATATTCAAGATTTTACAGCATTAGAAACCATTAATAAACTTAAACCAAAAACATTTGATGTTATTGATGATAAGGATGTTAGATTTCAATATGGTTTTATCGCGCAAGATATTGAAGAGATACCAGAATTATCTAAATTAGTTCATACAGAACCTAATTATATTGCTAATATTAATTCCTATGGAAGTCATGAGAATAATGATGGAACTTGTATCATAACTGCTAATGATGATTTAATGGATAAGATTGAAGTTGGAGATGAACTTAAATTTGTTAGTGAAAATAATGATAAAGACAATCAAGAATTTGTTTTAGATGCTACTCCTTATCATAACCGATGTAAGCGTCGTTATGGAATTGTAACTGAAATAATATCATCTAATCAATTTAAAATTGACCGTGAAATTAATAACTTTGACCCATTTTTAATTTATGGTAAAAAAGTAGAAGACGCTAAAAGTTTAGATTATAATTCATTTATTGCACTTAATACAAAGGCTATTCAAGAATTATATAAAATAATTGAAGAACAGCAAACAGTTATAAATAATATGCAAATACAAATAAATTCTTTATTAAATAAATAAAATAAATAATATAAAAATATTAATTTATCAAATATATTAATATAATAATATGCCTAGAACTAAAGGAAGTAAAAATAAGAAAGTTAAACCAGTAACAAATAAAAATACAAATATTAACAATGTTCATGTTCATGTTGAAAAAACTAAAGTAAGAAAAAGAAGAACTGTTAAAAAAACTGAACAATCATCTACTAATCCACTATCAAAATCAATTGGTATATCAAGATCAGCATCTCAAAATCTAGGATTTCACCCAAGAGGTCTAATAGATAACCAACCACAACAACCAACATTAATACAAACGATACAAGCTCCACCAGATCCAAGATTAGACAAATTAGATAAACGAGTTAAAAAGATAAAAGAATATTTAAAAAATAAAGGTGATACAAAAGAAAACCCTATTAATGTTAATTCACCAACTTTTCAAGACGCTTTTGAAACACCGATAAAACACAAACCTATAAAATTAACATTTGATAATGTTGCTGAATCAGAAAAGAAACCAGGTTTATTTAGACGATTATTTACATCATCTAAAAAGAAAGAAGTAAAGCAAGAGAATGAGGGGTTTCCTTTATTAGAATATAAACCAGAGAAACCACCCGCTACTGCTCCTATTTTTTCACAAGCTGAATCAATAGAAACACAAACAACACCATTACCAACAGGAAAGCAAATCGAAGCTGAATTAAAACTTTTAGTAAATCAATTGCATGCAGCACATCCAAATAGCAAATTAAAGATATCTACATTTAGATCTGCAATAGCGAAAAAATTAAAAGATTTAGGAGTTTCTCCATCACATACAAGTACATATGTTAATAAGATGCGTGAATTTTATGATGAGCTATATGCTTTTTCAAACGATGTACAATCAGCTGGTGGTGTTATGTGAACTTAACTACAATATTCCAATTTTTCCTAAACATTAAATCTTTATTAACTCTACTATGATTATCTATAATTAATGCATCATGTTTACTATTTTTAGTTGCATATTCATATAATTGTTCAAATTGTTCAATAGTTACTAATGATGAAATTTCATTATATATTTGTTCTATTATTCGTTCTTTACTTGCAAATTTAAATAATACCCATATATCAGTATTGGTTCTTATTACTGGCGGTATGCTTTTTGGGTACTGCGTAGTAAATAATAAATTTGAATGGTGATGTCTACATTTTATTGTTAAATTACATATTTTACTATTTTTTTTAAATGCACTTTGATGAGATATCAAATCATCAAATATTAAAAAATTTACTCTGTATTGTGCATACTTTGGTTTCATCATTTTTACATCTAAAAATGGTTCTTTAAAATCATACTTATCTAAAATTAATAGATGCTTATCTTTTAATTTTTCATTAGATTTAAATTTATTATATGCCTTTTGATATTTATAATATTCTTTTATTTCTTCTTCCTCATTCTTGATGTCATCTAATACTGATAATAATAATTCATCAGTATATTCTAAAATAACATCTTTTTCCTGATCTAATGATTCCAATGTTGTATATATTTTATTAAAATCACTATTTCCTGTAGGACAAAACAAAATGGTGCGCATTTTATGCACTCTTCCTTTTTTATCTAATATTTGTGACTTTTCATAATGCTTCAATAATGAAACTAAACTATAAGTTTTACCTGTTCCTTTTGCACCAATCCACATACCGCAAAAATACATTTTAGGTAAATATGGATTAGACGATTCAACTGTCTCATCTTTTAAATTTACCTTCTCTTCTTTTAAGCTTTTTATTTCGCTTTCTATTATCATATTAATATATGATATAAAAAAATAATTTAGTTTAAATTTTTTCTAATATTTAATATATAATGGCTGAAAAATATTCACCTGAATTAGTTGAAAAGTATTTAAAAGAAATGAAAAAAAAGTTTCCTGATACTGATTTGCATTTGCTTGAAATGGCTATTTTACAATATATATTTTTAGATTGTGATGAGAACTATAAACCAGACGAAAATAATGATGAATATCTAAAGGCAAAAAAATTATATGAACAAAAAGAATTTAATACAGTTTTATTAAATGAAGAAATAAAAAGTTAAAGTTTAATTTTTTCCTAAAGTATTATATATTATGGTTAATAAATATAGAGATGTCATTCGGATGACCTTATTCGGTCGACATGATAAAAATTTAAATGATGCAAACTCAATTTATCAAGGGTATGACAGATATCAACAAACAACAACAGGAGGTGGGGCAACTGCTTTAAATTTTTCTAATTTTGGTACTGTTGGATTTTCAACGGCTCCAAATGTTTATTTATCAAATGCCACGAATACAAATTTAGCAGCTTTAACAAGCGCATTATCAAATAATGTAGTTAATGCACCAGTAGCAAGTTTAAATATAATTAATGGTGGGGCAAATTTTACAGGTAACCCAAATTTAATTTTTTATGGTGGTGGTGCTCCTACTACTATAGCAACTGCAACATGTGCACAAGTTGGTGGAATTGTAACCACAACAACTTTAACAAATGTAGGTGCAGGTTACACAAGTACACCATTAATATATTGGAATGGTGGAGGTGTAATTAATATTACTGCAAATGTAACAGGAGGTGTTTTGACAGGATTTACAATAACAGCAGGTGGTAATTTTGTAACTCCACCATCAATATTAATAACTGGAGGAGGAGGTATAACCCAATTAACAACATGTACATTACAAACAGTAGCGCAAGTAAATTTAATTTATACAATTGCATTACCTACAAACACAGCATATACAACTGCCCCAACTGTTTATGTTTATGATGGTGGTTCTTTTAAATTAACTGCTACTATGTACACACAAATAAATAGTGTTCTTTTTTATGGTAATACACTTGGAACATTTCAATCACAACCAACAATATCATATAATGGAGGTGGTATAATAAATATAACAGCTACAATGAATGGAGGTAATACAAGCATAGCCAGTTTTAATATAACAAATGGTGGTTATGTAGGTTGTTTTTCTGTAGCACCTACAATTGTATTATCAGGAGCAAGTGGATACACTACAACAACATGCACATTAAACAATGGACAAATAAACACAATAGCAGTTCCAGCCACAAATAATAATTTTGTTGGTACACCTACAGTTTCAGTTTTAGGCAGTGGTTTACCTACTTCATTAGCTACATTAAACCCTATTTCTGTAACAGTGGGCGGTTATTCTCCATATCAAAATATTAAAAGATTAAGATTTGATTTGAGTCAAGAATTTCAATCGATTAAAATAGCTAATGGAGCAGTAATATTTTTAGAGTTTATTAGGATGCCAGCATTAACTGGAATATCAACATGTTATAAAAATTTGCGTGTAATTGGAGCACAAAATATAACTGTTTATGATAGTACACAAGGCACAACAGGCAACCCAATATTATTTACATGTGAAGGAGGAAACACAGCCACAAATTATTTCTTATCTAATACTGAATATTCACGTTTACCAGTACCACCAAATTTTTTAAATCGTGGTTATATTGAATTTGAATTAGATACAGTTTTGACAGCAGCAAATGGGGGTACAGTATATACAGCAGCACAATTAAATGATTTAATAATAAAAATTGTAATTGCAGAACCAGATTTAAATAACACACAAGATAATAATCTTGCACCAGAATATACTAAAGAAGATTTCCAAATTCAAAGAGTATATAATAAACAACCTTTCAGACGATAAATAAATTATTATTATTATAATTATATCTAAACTATAATAATAATATGTCTTATGTGGATGTTGAATTATCAAGCCTTCCAGCTAGAATTAATTTATATCTAAACAGCGTAAATAGAACATTGGGCGATAGTCCATCATCATTTGAAATGACCCTAGCTAACACATTAGTCACAGCAGACACCAATGAAATATTTTTCATGAATGTCGTACAATTTAATACATTCAATAATTTTTATCAAGTTCAAACAGGTTATAATACTGATTTTTCAATTATATTAAAACCAACTAGCGGAAACAATCAAACCATTAAAGGAACAATCCCATATGGTAATCTTACAGTATTGGACGTATTAAATTATTTACAAATACTATTAAATGGTTTAGTTACTGTTACTTATGATAAATTAAAAAATAAATTCCTATTCACTAGAACAATAGATACTACTACTTTATACAATGGAATATATATATCAAATATATATTTAAATATAATCAATTGTGATTCATTATTAGGTTATTCAAGAACATCAAGAAACAAAAATATTGAATTTGTATATAATGTAGCCACATATTCAGATCAACCTATTAATGTAATATCAATAACTAATTTTTTCGTCCATGTGTCAGGTGATTTATATTTGAATGATGAAAATTACGATAATCATAATTCATCAGAAGTTGACAATAATAATATCATATTCTCGATGGCAGTAGATAAACCTTTTAATTCATGCCTATCATATAATAATATTGATGCTGGAAACTCATTTTATTTTAGATTAGATAATTGTAAAACAAATATTAATCATTTTAAACTAGAAATTAAGGATCAATTCAATGTATTAATTCCAAATTTTCCAGAATATAACATGATTCTACAATTTACCAAAAAAACGAGGGATAATGTATTTTTAGTTCCTTTACTTGAAATTAAAAATTACATATTACAAATATATTTAATGATTGGTACAATATATCAAAAATTGATTCGTTAATATTTTTTGCCTGTCAATTGGTTGAAGAAACACGTTATTTTTTCTTGTTGTAGTTTATTTTTAATTTGCTGTTCAACACTCATATCAGCTAATTCAGAATATGAACGTTGTTTTGGTTCTCTCTTTTTCTTTATTATTACTTCTTCTTCTACATCCTCATCTGTATTTTCTGATTCATAGATTATCTTTTTTACTTTCTTTTTTGTTTTAGGTTCTTGATCAAGCTGCCTCGCCTGAGGCGCGGATGATACTTCTATTTTTTTTACGGTTTCATCTAATACTTCTTTTTCCTTTTGTATTCTGTCATATTCTTTGGCATCTAGTTTTAATTTTTCTTCTTTTAAACCTTTTGATTTTGCATTTAATTCAGCTAGTTCCTGTTTTCTTATTTTTGCTTTCTCTCTGGCTTTTGCAAGTGCTTCTAACTGTGATTGTGTTAAAACTCTTTTGGGCTTTTGTTTTAATTCTTGAGTTTCAGGTGCCTCAACTAGATTCTCTTCAACTTTCTCCTCAACAATTTCTTTTTCAGAAATTTCTATAATATTTTTTTTAGATTTCATTAGATATATATACATAACATTAGAAAAAAATTATCAAAAAATCATCTTATTATCTCTGTACCTTGTTCTCGTCGTTTCATAATACTAGACATAGTACCACAATTTGGGAATAATTTATTAACTGGATTAGTCACAGGTATATAATTATGAGTTGAGTATGTATTTAAATGAGGGAAATATTCATTATACATACCATGATCAAAAGGTAATGACCAATGATAAACTTTTTTTAAAGGTTTATTTAAATCATTTGGTTTAAAAACTTTATCCCATGTTTTATGATAATTTAAATTTTTTAAATTAAAATATGATTCTTCATTTGTAGGATATGGACGATATGAAAATTTATTTAACTGCTTTGTAGCTACACTATTTTTAATGTAATCTGGATTCATATATATATACTAAGATAGATATAATAATTTTATAAAAATTATATCTATGATAATTTAAATTGTCTTAAATGTCTTGGCTTGTAGTTTTAGTAGCTTCAATATGCTTTAATCTATTGTTGTGTCTAGCTTGTCCACATTTATTAAACCAACAATCACATGCTGCACAATATACTTTTTCTCTTTTCTTTTCATTTAAAACATCTTTATTTTTTTCTCTATATTTTTTATTATTTTCTTGCTCTTTTTCAATATTTTCATAATATTTCTCTTTTCTCTTTTCTTTTTCTGTCTCTTTATTTTTTTCATACCATATCTCTTGATATTCCTTTCTAGTTCTTCCATCTATTTTCATATTCATAGTTCCAAATTCTCTTATAAAATGTCCTTCACGTTGCCTCAATTGATATTTGTCTTCACATGGATAATCTTCTATCAATTCAATTCTAAATCTATCAAATCCAATTTCATTGATTAATTTATATAAAGGTTTGTGTTTATTGTGTTCTTTTCTTGCTTCTAGTTTATGACAACTGAATCTTTTTACAATTGTATCACATGTTGAACCAACATAAATTTCATTATTATAATCATTTGATATTTTATATATTTTTCCATTACTATAAGTCATATTATTATTATTATTTATAATAGTAATATTCTTTTAAGTCTAAATTGTCTTAAATGTCTAATTATAATATTCTACATTTCTGCCCTTTGATAATACTAAAGAACTAGTGAAATTTGCTATAATTACTGGTGTATATGTTGAAGTTGCGGCAGTATCTAAAGATAAATTAAATGCACTGAATCCTTTCTTGTTTACACCATAAATATTTGCTGCTGCAGTTGTGTCAACATATTGATAATATGAGGTGTCATCGCCGCCGGTTGTGTTATAGATTATATTTAATGGGACACCCTTACAGTTTATCCCGCTTACAGTGTAAACACCGTCATTATATTGATCAGGTATTTCCAGAGATAATACATCAGTGTAAAAGGTTTCTTGGAAATGATATATTGTTTGAATACCTTTATAAATGGTATCAGGTTTTCCAAATTTTCCCCAATGGCGAAGATTTTCATTATATACATCATATAAATCGCGAGCTGGGAAATCTTGTTGATCAACACTCCATTTAGATGATTTAATTTTAGAACCATTACGAACGAAATAGAGAGCATTATTAAATGTTCTTGGCATACCTGAATCAACTTGATTATCAAATGTAGCCGCATATACACCAGCTTCTCCAAATTGTGGCGCTGATATTAATGTGTTAATTGGTTGCGTTATTGTAGAGCGGTTAGGCGCTTGGAACGTACCAATCAGATAATTTAATGATTGTGATGAAATGGTAATCCTCATTGCTTGTGTTTTATCTATTGTTGAAGTTCCAGTAAATGTTTGATAGTTTTTAAAATATATTTTAAATTGGTGCCCACTATCTAAAGCTCTATTTAATGCATCATAATAACTACTGTCTCCAAATTCATATCTAGTAATTGTAAAATTTATGTTACTGAATGTAAATGAAGTTGTTTCAGCAGCAATTGCAGCAGCATTAGCAAGTGCCCCTGCTCCTGTTTGATAATTTTGCCCAACAGTCCCCGTTACGCAATTTCCAGCAGTACCACAACCAGTATCTCCAACAGTAAACCCACGAGTTAATTTCATGTAATTTTGTAAATCTATTAATTTAGTATTTAATGCATTACCAGTTCCAGCGGTATCAGCTGCAGCAATTACATCACCAGCAATATCATTTAATGGGTCCATAGAATTAATAAAATTACTATTTCCAGCAGCAGGTGCCCCTGAAGTTGTATAAATGGTTGCAGTTCCATTTGGAATTATTGGCCATTGATCAGGTACAGTACAACCAGCCATTAAAACATTTGTTCCCTCTAATGTAAATTCAATGGTAAGATCACCTAGGAGTGCTGTATTTATGATAAAACTCGATGACTCACCTAAGAAGCCTAAAAATCGTCGGCAACTATAACGATCTAATAACCTTGCTTGTTTATTATTAGCATCTGAAGTTGCATTAGCACTATCATAATATGATACTGGGTAACCTCTACGAGTATATATTTTACCTTTATTACTATAGGTCATTAAACTTGGATCAGCTAACGCGCCTACATCGTCTTGAAGATTTGAACCATTATAAATCCAATCTGAAATTGCATTATATACATATGAGTACTGCGCTATGTTTTGAATGGACCTACCATTTATACGTATATCCAGTTGTGAAATCATAGAAGCTATACCATTACGTGGTAAATAGTAGGTTTGAACATAGTTATTAGCTGCATTAGCTGATTGATTACCATTATGACAGGTTTGAATATATGCATCAAATGAAAGAGATCGTAAATCAAAAACTGAATCTACTGGAAACTGTACCGTTATTTTATTGCCATTGACTACGGCGCCTTGTTGAACTGGTAATAATTTTACAGTTTGTTTATAGATTTGATTTATATTACGTACACGTTCTAAAAGCCCTGCAGGAGCTATAAAAGAAGATTCGTCAGACATTTTTATATATAATTTAATTTAGAAATTAAATTAAACTAAATTTATTTTCTAAGCTATAATAATAATGGCTTCAGCCTGGATTGCCCATGTAAAAGCATATAGTAAAAAGCATAATATAAGCTACAGTCAAGCACTGAAACAAGCTAAATCATCATACAAAAAGAAATGAAAAATCTTAATATTTTTAAACCAATTTTTAATTTAATTAATTTAAAAATATTTATTTCTAAGTTATTATAATATTATGAATAATTTAAAACCATATATTGGTCGCTACCTCGAAAAACCGATTTATTTAAACCTTGGTCAGTTTGGTTGGTACTTAAAATACGATAATAAACTTTATGGAGTGCCTATGTGTTTTCAAGATGGGTTTGATTTAAACAAAGCCATAAAAATAATTGATTTCAAGAACAAAAAGGAAGAGGAAGCAGTAGAAGGCCTTAGGCGCGCAAGCGACTTCTGTGAAATTGTTAAAAAACTGGATGGCAATAGCCATAGTTGCGTAAGCAACTTCAAAGATGAAATCAGGCAAGGAAAAGCAAAAGATTTTTTAAATCCTAATAATAAAAAATAATCTAAACCTTAATATATGTTAACAAATGAACAAATTAAATTATTAGAGTCATATAGAGATAAATCATATGTCTCTAATATATTATGCGCTGAAACATCTAATTTTTATTCATTTATTAAAAATCTGGTTAATATACCATTAATATTATCTAGTTCTGTAATGACAGTTTTAAACTCAGCTGATTTTGACCCACATACAATGAGAGTACCCAACATAGTTTTAAACGCTAGTACAGGTTTAATTTTGTCATTGATAAATAATTATAAATTGGGTGAGAAATGTGGAACTTTTCGAAATAAATCTATTAAATATATGCATTTGACTAATCAAATAGAAGATTCATTAACAAATGATATTGATAATATTACTGTTGATAAAATTCGAAACTATATTAATGAATATGATTCAATTAGTGAGTCATTGGAGTTTGGATATCCTACACATATCAAAAATAGAATTAGACAACGTTTTATAGATAAGAAAAAACTACCAAATTTTTTAAATATGGTTGGTTCATTTGTTCAAGCTGATACTGAGGTTGTTTAAAGAAACGTTACGATATTATCTTTTGGTAACTTTAATTTATAATACTGTGGACTATGATAATGTAAACGACCAAGAGTATTTATATAATAATTATTTGTTTTGTCTCGTAATTTTTCATAAATAAGATGTTTATTATTTTGATAATAATTATGAGAAATAATTTTTATTTTATCTTTATTATTTGAACGATAATCTTTATTATAATCTTTAAATTTTTCCAAGTTATCATTATAATATTGTTTATAATAACTTCTATAATGTTCAATATTTTTATCTTTGTATGTTCTTAATCTTTCATAAATTTTGTGTTTATTTTCCTGGAAATAAAAATAATTGTATTGATATATTTTATTTTTATTTTCTTTATTATATTGTCGTTGCCGTTCTAAAATACGTTCTTTATTTTCTAAATAATATTGTCTTGCCTTCTCTTTGTCATATGTTGTTTTCTCCTTTTTTTGTTCTGTCATAATATAATATAATACATTTTAATATATATTTTTTTTGGGGAAAAACCTTTAAAAATACATTTAAAGAAATATTTATAGTATATATTATATAATGAACAAATTTAATAATGGTAAAATATATAAGATCACTAATGATGTAAATGATGAATGTTATATTGGAAGTACATGCCACACTCTAACATATAGATGGAGTATGCATAAAGTACATTCTCAAAGTCCAGAATATCAGAAAATTAAAGTATATAAATTTATGAGTGACATAGGAATAGAACATTTTAAAATTGAATTGGTTGAAGAATACCCATGTGAAACAAAAGAACAGCTATTAAAAAGAGAAGGATATTTTATAAATTTATTTGGAACATTAAATAAAAATAGTGCTGGAACTTGCTTTAATCCTAAGGAGTGGAATAAAAAATATAGAGAAACACATAAACAAGAGATTATAGAATATAGAGAAGCCAATAAGGAAGCACAAAAAAAATATAATAGGGAATATTATGAAAGAAATAGAGAAAAACATCTATTAAAAGTGTGTGAAAAAGTAATGTGTGAGTGTGGAAAGTCAGTTCAACGATATAAATTAAAGGAACATCAACAAACTAAATTACATAACAAACGTTTGAATCTTTCTAAAGAAGCTTTAAATACTGAGCCATAATATTATATATAAAGAAAAAATTATATAGTATAATGTAATGGAAACAGAAAAAAATTATAAACCACAAAGCGAAGCAATGAAAAGAGCAAAGGCAAAATATTACCAAAAGAAAAAACAAGATGATGCATTTGTAAAACAAAACAGAGAAAAAGCATTATCATATTATTATACACATAACAAACAACAAGCAATAAATGATGTAGATATATTATTACCCATGATTCAAACTCATTAAAAAAAAGTCTAAATTTTTTATTTAAAAAAGTTTAAATTTTTTCTAAAATTCCTTTAAATGATTTTTCATAAAATTTTGACTTAAAGAAATATTTATAGTATATAATATTATGGAAAAAAAAATATTTTCTAAAACTATTTATAATATGGCCAAAATTAAACAATCCATACAAGATACCATTGATAAGATGGATAATCTTTTTAAAACATATGATGATAAACAAAAACAAAAAAACAGAAAGCACAAAAAACAGGATACCACACACTACGCAAATTATAAACAAGTTGCCAAAGCAACCAAGAAGGACGAGAAGAAGCAACGCGAAGTAGTTAAAGTAAAACTAGCTACATTAGCAGATAAATTATATAGAGATAATAAAATAACCAAATCGCTATACAACAAAATGTTTAATTTAAGTATTAGTGCATCTAGATTACCTGCACTTGATACAGCTTATAGAAGTCTTAAAGATTTCAAAGATAGTGACACTACAGTAAAGAAAAGTCATTTTACAAAAGCAGTAAAAGAGAAGAAGGAAGCTAAAAAAGCTTTTAACACAATATACATTAAATATAAACAATATGAAGAAATTGATGGGAACAAAGACATTAAAATTTTAAATTATACATTAACTATGACGGGTGATGAGAATGATATTAGAAAAGAGATTAAACAGTTTATTTCATATAAGTTAGCCCATCCTTATGTAATCAAAGTAAAAATTATTAGATTAGTAATCAATAAAGAAGATAAAGATAGTGATTTCTATAGATGGAAGGGAGGTAAGAAAAAGAAAATTCAGGATAGTATTGAATATGGTATTAAATACATGAAAGCATGGAAAGCACAATTTCAATATCATGGGTTCAAGGTTGATCTAAATGATGAAACACCATATCAATGTGTTCCAAACGCATTATATAAAATGTATGGCAACAGAGAGGCAGGTAGATCGAAATTTATAGCTGGGGTTGCTGATAAAGGTATTGAGTATGTTAAATCAATATTGGAAGAATATCATGATGATGATGATTTAGTTGAAGAAGAATCCGACATACCTAAAGGTTATACACCAGTACATATATTATATTTTTGTAATAAATTTAAGATTCCATGTTATGGTTATGACTATAAAATGGAAAAGTTTATCACAAATAGTGACAAAGATAATTCTATTAAATTTAATTATAACTTACCAGCATTTGCTTTTTACTTTAATGACAATCATATTTATCTCATTAATGACAAGAAAATGAGACACTCATTATTAGTCAATGGAAGCAAATCAGATATTATTTCATTATTATCAAATGAACGCAAAATTGAAGGGAAATCAAAAGCGAAAGAAAATAAAGTTGATCTACCATTTGAGGATTGGAAAAGTGTTGAAAATACTAAGATTTTTATTACTCAACCTAGATTAGTTCATGATACATTTTATAAATTAATCATGCAGGGTGATATATATAATGGCAATGTTAAAATGAGTGATAAAGAAGGCATAGTGAAATTTCAATACGAAAATAAAAATACTATTATTTACAATCCAGATTATCACATAGTGAATAAAACTATTGATTTATTAAATGCACGTAATATTGAGCATAAATATGTATTTAAGAACCAACGTATCCAAGCATTGGCTAATGAATATTTTAATAATGAGTTTGGAGGCATTCCTAAAAGTTCAATGAACACATCAGCAGATAATTTATTTCATAGTGAATTCATTAGAAACACACAATTTAATGGATGGTTTAAAAAACCTACATCCGATAAATTAAATGCATGTGATTATAATAAACATTACACATCTAATTTAATAGGTCAAGATGTTAAATTTGGTTGGCCTGTATATAGTGTATTTGATGAGATTGTACCATTTGATGGAAAGATCGAAGCCGGTTATTATTATGTAGAAACTGATAATTTCTTTCCATTTCATGGTAATGGTTTTTATGATGCTGATTTAATCCAATTTGCCATCAATGAAAAAATTATTAAACTGAATCAAATCAAATATCAATATAAACCATCTACTGTATTACCAATTACTTATTTTAAAAAGTTCATTGAAGAAGTTTATAAAACATTTGAAAATCCAAAAGCAGCAATAAATGCGTTTATTGGTACCTTTGGTCATGACTACAAAAGTAAAAATAAACATATATTTACCTCTAATTCTGAATTTCATTTTAAAGAACGGACATGTAATCCAAATCTACAAACTAAATATTTATATGCTAATGAATTTAACGAGGAAGAGAAGGAAACTAATATTGATATTGATAAGATTATGATTTCTGATTTCTTTTGTGTTGAAAAGCCTGTATGTTATCATATGTATGACATGATGAAAGTTCGACATTTTCAGAATGATCTACCTATTTTTTATAAGATCTATAATGTATCATCCATGAAAATGTATAAATTACACAAACAAATGGCCGGGTCATTAGTTGGAGTATTTACAGATACCATTATTTCACAAGGAAATATTAAAAAGCTTGAATATAATAAAGATGTTATCGGAGGCATCAGACAAACCAATGTAAAAGAATTTACAAAGATAACTAATACAGATGCACGAACTAAAAAATATGAATATGAAACAATTAAATTAAATAATATTGATGAGTATGACATCACCAAAGGTAAAGGGGTATTTATTGAAGGTGAAGCAGGTACAGGCAAGACCACATTAGCAAATAAATTAAAAGCACAATTACAACCGAATCAATATAGAGTAGCAACACCAACACACAAATCTAGTCTACTATATGATAATGCCCAAACAATCTACAGCTTATTCAACATCAATCAACATAATCACACATACTTAAAGAGCACTGTAGATAAACTAAAAGCCGAAGGTTTAGAATATGTATTTATTGATGAAATTTCAATGATATCAAGTAAGGTCTACAGTGTACTTCGTGATATTAAAAAGATCTATCAATTTAAATTTATTATGATTGGTGACTTCCATCAATTAGATAGTGTTGAACCAATTCATTATGATGTTAAGAATAGCTCAGTATTTGCTGAAATATGTGATGGTCAAATGTTAGAGCTTACTAAAAATTGGAGAGCAGAAAATGACTCAGAATTTGCTGATTTTATTTCTGATTTAAGAATTGTTAGAAATGGTGGACGCCCTGATTTTAGTACATATAATAAAACAGAGTGTCGTAAATCATTATGTTGGACAAATAGAACCAGAAAATTAATTAATAATACATGGATGTTGAAAGAATCTAAAAATAAAAAATTTATTGTTGTAAATAATATTAAAGTATTTGTAGGACTTCCCGTCATATGCAAGCACACAACACAAGAATTAAAAAATAATGAAGAATTCGAGGTAATTAATTTTGATAATAAAACAATTGAAATTAAAAATGATAGGTTAACATGCACCATTAAACATGCAGAGTTTAAACATTTTGACATGGCTTATTGTATCACGGTTCATACAGCGCAAGGATCGACTTATGATTTCCCTTACAGTATTTATGAGTATAGATACTTCGATAAGAAGCTACTATACACAGCTATGAGCAGAAGCACACAAAAAAGTAATATTAACTTTATTGACACATACTTGAAACCTAGTAAAGGGTACATATATAAAATCACTGATGTGAATGGGAAATATTATATTGGCAGTTCAAATAATCCTGAGAAGAGATGGTTAGAGCACTGCAGGTGTGTTGAAGATTCACCACTACACAGAAGCATGAAATTGATGGGAGTAGATAAATTCACATTTGAAGTAATTGATGAGGTTGAATATATTGATATAGAAACCTTGTACATTAAAGAAAGTGTGCTTATGAATGAGTATTCATCCGTAGAATTAGGATACAACACCAAACACTCTATTTTGCTTTTTGACTTACACTAGTTTTAAATTACATTAAATTAATATATATATTTATATAATACATATATGAGTTTAAGTGAAAAACAAGTTGAGCTAGTTGATAAAATATATAGAGATCCATCAATAGGGCTATTCACTCCAGACTCTAAACTAGTGGAAAACATGATTGATAAAGGAAGAAGTACAAGAAAAAGCAGTGATAGAAAATAATATATATAATTATTTTAATATCAAGTAAATATATATATTATGTCAAAAACTTTGTGGAATACCATAAAATTAGAAGTTCCTAAAGAAATGGTAAATATAACCAAAAAAGATAGAGTTGTTGTAAAAAAATCTTTAACTAAAACAAATAATATAAGTAAATCTAATAAAGAACCATCAATTAAAATTATACCAGGTGACACCAATAAACCAAAAATAATTAGTGATGGTAAAGAATGGAATGTAGAAGAGTTAAAAATAAAGATGAAAAGGGCTAAAGAATTAGGAAAGAAGAATGAAGGAAAGGAATATAAAAAACCTAGTATGAGATTAGAAAGCAATGTAGGAATGGTTAAAGGTAATGCAAAAGCACATAGATATGTTGATGGAATAAAATTTAAAGTTAATTTTAAAAAGAAATTTCTAGAAGCAAGAAACAAAAATGGTGTAAAATGGATTGATATTTTGAATATGTATACTAAAAACGATTTAATTAATTGGTATAATGAAAATATTATTGAAAAAAAATCAATCAATTTACAAACAATATATAAAAAGAAAGACAAGGTAAAGTATTTTCAAGAAATTCCAAAATATTTTAATGAAACAACAAAAGAAAATATAATTAAATGGTTATTACAAGCTGATCAATTTCCATTTTATAATACTTATAAAAACAAACCAGAGTATAATCAATTAGAATCAAAAGTAGATAAATCAATATTAAATAAAGAAAGATATTATATAAGTGGTTATGATGCAATTTATTTTTATGACAAACCAGAAAATAAGAGTTCAAGTTTAGATTCATTTTTTTAGAACATTGTTATTTTTTTCATGGCGTTGAAAGTTTCATGCGAAATTCTCTACCTATTTTTTCTTCCAATTTTTCATGCAAAGTTTCTACACAATTTTTCATGCAAAATTTTCAGCAAAATTTTTCTACACAATTTCTCGGTCGAACTTTCTGAGTAATTTAAATTACGGAGAAAATTTTTGTCGAGACTTGTGGCCTGGAGGGCGAGCGACGAGAGGACCGAGAGAGGCGGCTACTGAGGCTGACCCTTAG